AGAGACTCCTGCACGTAATCCAGCTAGGTCTTCATTCTGTTCTAGCTTTTCATCGTGTTGTTGATCGTTCATCATCGCTTTCATAGTGTCTAAATCAAGTCTTGCTTCTCTATTCATAGCTTGTTCTTGATCATTTTTAGCTTTTATGTCTAATTCACGTGATTTTAATTTTAATAATGGATCACCACCTACTTCAGAACTAATTTTATCTTCTTCTTTAGCGTAATCGATCATCATTTCTGCAATTAACTTCGCTTTTCTTGATTCAATCATTTGTGTTATCTGTTGAATACGTTGTGCGCCTTGCATTGCTTGTGGATTTTGCTGCATCATCTGTGGATTTTGCATCATTGGTGCCATTTGTTGTTGTAACATTTGCATTTCTTGCATTTCTTCGACAAATTCTAGTTGAATTTGTTCTTGTGCCATAAATGAAATGTGTTCAAGTATATTTTTTTGTAGAGCCATCATTGCTACAGGATTATTTTGTACCATAGAGATAGACATAAAACGGAAATGCTTGAAAAGGTTTTCCATTCATTGCCATTAAATTTTCTAATGCCGGGTCCATTGGTTGTGGTGGAGCAGGCGGCGGTAAGATTGCATTTACATTTTTCACACCCAGCGCATCATACATAGATCTATACGCTTGGTATAGGTTATGTATACGAGGATTTGACTGCGCTAGTTGTAATTGACTTTGTGCGAGTGAGATTCTTTGTGTCTGTGAGAAGATGTTTGGATCTGCTACAGGCAAAATATCTATTCTGTCATCAAAGTCTTGTACTTTAATTTCACGTCTTGCACCTGGTACATCGTAAGGATACACCGGGGGTAGATAAGTTTTAAAAACTTCTGCTAATAATTTAAATTCTTGTTTTAATCCAACATACAATCTTTTATGAATTGCTGACATTACACGTGAACCACGTTCTAGTAATGCAACTGTAGTACCGACTGCAGCTTGTTGGTTCATATCGCCAACTTGCATATCAGCGATGGCCGCGAATCTTTGACCTGCTGAAACTACAACACCCATTAATTGTAAAAGAGTTTGATCTGGTCCTTTAAAAGGTAAAGTCATAAACTGATCTTTGATATTGCCTCCTGGAGCGTCGACATCTCTGAACTCTCCAGGTTGTAAT